GTGGAGGTAGTTTAGGTTTACCATCACCATCAACACCTACACCAGACGCATCTGCATCACCAGAATCACCTATACCATTCGGATTTTAAGGATTGAGTGTCTATATATAATATAGACATACCGATCCCATGGCTGAAGCAGTTAAAAAAGAAGAAGTAAAATCTAAAGGTCCTCTAGGTAAAATAAAAGAGGCAATGGATGATAAAGAAGAGCAGATGGCAATCCTGAGTACTTTTGTAAGACTTGGGATTTTAATCTGGGCAGGTGGAATATTGACATTAAATTATGTTCAATTTCCTGGTTTATCAAAACAGGAGAACATTGATCCAACTTTCATAGCTTCGGTCTTTACGGGGGTACTAGCTACTTTCGGTGTTGAAGCAGGACAAAGGAAAAAGAATGCAGCATCAGGGGGAGGAGCAAGTATATCTAAGAAAGATATGGAAGTATTAATTGAGAAAGCAGCAAATACAGCACCAGCACAAACAATCAGAATTGAGCAAGCACCAATGGTTCTTGCACCTTCAGTACCACCTAAGAAAGGATAATGGAAAAGAAAGAAGTGAAATGGGGTAAATGGTTCGCTCTGGGATTAGGTGGACTCATTGGATTATCTCACATTGGTATGATTGGTTCATTATCAAATCGTCAAAGTAAATTACCAAGCATCAACTTACCAGTTGGTCCTTATACTTCATATGAAGCAGAAGTCGGACATGATGGATATAAGATAAGTTATAAAGCAAACGATCCAAAAGTAATGCGTGTGGAAAGGGATAGTAATACTAAAGGTGGGTTTCTTGGGTTGGCTAACAACAAAGTTAAAGTCGTTGAGCAATACACGATGGACGGTGCAGTTCACAATAAATCAACCACAATTACAGAAGGAGACAAAAAATCAGAAGCCTGTATCAAAGCAATCGGAGGAGCAGAGCAAACAGGAAGACTCGTGGGTTCAAGTGTTGGTGCCAGTGTTGCTCCTAGCGTCGCTAATATTCCCATTATTGGTTGGGTTGCTGCTGGTTGGGTAACAATGTTCAGTGGAAATCAAGGTGCAGAAATAGGTGGTGGTATGGCAGAGGACTTAAATAAGAATTGTTAAGTTGCAAATCTAAAATTTTCTGCTAGAATATACATAGAGAAAAGAAAAGAAAAATGATTTTTGCATCAAATCCATCAGTGTATACATTGCCAGGCACTTGGGAAACACAACCTTTCGTTCCAGTTGAATTGGTATTCAGCACTACAGTTGCAGTAGCATCTCTAGGTTTAGTTGTAGGTTTGATGGCAGGTATTTCAATTGTTAAGATAAGAAGAAAAAGAGTATGATAGGTGTGGGAGTCCACACATAAATGCGTATTTATACCTAGTATGTTATACTAAATAATAATGTACTGGAGTTGAAACTATCATGTCCCACTACACACTAGGTTATTACGACCAACAAAACGAATGTCACGAAATGTGTGAATATGCGGAAGACGCATTTGAAGCAGTAAAATTTGCAAGAGAGGATGTGCCCTATCTACAGGCACATCCTTTTTCTTTGCATATGATAAAGGAGATCAAATGAAAAACCTACCAATCAAATCAACAACTATTTTATTTGGAGTAATCTGCATAGCAGTTTTTACTTCTATTAACTACGCATGGGTATGAAAAAATTTAATACATGGGTCTTGAATGTAACTATCTACATCCTCGACTTTCTCTATCGAGGTAGAGACTTTCAAAGATTCTGGGTTCTTGAAGTCATCGCAAGAGCACCATACTTCTCATTCATAAGTGTATTACATTTAAGAGAATCTTTAGGATTGAGAGGTGAAGAACATATATATTTAATGAAGGAACATTTCTATCAGGCATTAAATGAAACGGAACACTTGGAAGAGATGGAAGCTAGGGAGGGCAATAAATACTGGATTGATAGGTTCCTTGCCAAACATCTTGTTATACTTTATTATTGGATCATGGTTGGGTATTATGTTCTCAATCCTATTAACGCTTATGATATCAACATGAAGATAGAAAAGCATGCATATGAAACTTACATCAAGTATCTTTCATATCATCCAGAGGATAAGAGGATTGCAGAGATAGCAGAAGATGAACTCGAACACGCTAGAGAACTACAACAAGCAATGACAATGATTACATTATGACCACTAAAGCAAAAACATTATTAAAGGTAGGAATACCACTCGTGATAGTGATTCAATTGATTTCAATTACTTTTTTATTAGGAAAGATAAGTAGAGATAAAGCATTCTCATGTAAAACAATTAATAGTTATTTGGTTTGTAAACAAGTAAAACTATGACAAAGACAGCATCCTATCACATTTATATTGAAGACAAATGCCTCTTTAAAAATCTAAATGAAGAGGAGTTTAATTTAATCTGGGATAAGATATACAGATCCTATTGGAAAGAGGAATTAACATACTCCGTTTGTTTTGGAGACCACATATCTGATTTAGAGCCATCTTTTTAATCAATATATAGTATATACTTATTACATATATTAGTTTATGTTATCTACAAAATATCGTCTGAGATTGGAATCAATCTGTAAAGACATTGCTTCTGGAACTGAAGTGACCCTAGAAGATATGATATGGGCAAATAAATTAGCAAAGGCTAATACGAGTGCAAGAGGTATGATGAGTCAAGCAAGAAGACTCGCAACTGACCCAGATGGGTCTTGTTTAAAGTATTTGGATATTGGAGATCCAAAATCAAACAAGTCAGGTTTTAATGGTGCGGATGATATAGCAGACTGGTTTAAAAATGATAAATCAGATGATTGGAGACAACGTGACTAAAAAGAAAGAAGAACGTGAGTATGCAAAGAATCGTGAAGAATACTTTCGTGAGTTTCATCGAGTCATTGCTCCAGTGGTCGTCATGAAAAAGTATGATGAATAAATTATTAATACTACCAATGTTCTTTTTGACAATGTGTGGAACTGCACCAGTGACACCGCCAGCTGGTGCATTTGAATTAGTAGTTGAAGAATCACATTGGGATAAAGTATATCATGCGATAGAATATATTAAGAAAGGACAGAGAGAAAAGAATATGACCCAACCAGAGGACGCTATAAATAGAGCATTAATGGAGTTTGAATATGGGAGCAATGGTTCCACCGAGTCGCAAGAGTTGTTACAACTTTCGAGTGACGGAGATAAATCGAGTAGTTGACGGTGACACAATTGATGTTACAATAGACTTAGGATTCGATCTCTACAAAAAAGAAAGAGTGAGAGTCGCTGGTGTTGACACGCCTGAAAAACGTACAAGAAATTTAGAGGAGAAAGCACTTGGTATTGACGCAACTAACTGGCTTAAAGACAAGTTGGAAGGTGCTATTGACGGTGACGATGAGCTTACTATTAGGACTGAACTTGTTGGTGGCGTCGGTAAATACGGCCGTCTTCTTGGCTGGCTTTATATCGGGGATTCAGACCTGTCGCTTAATGAAGAAATGATTGGAGAGGGATATGCGTGGCCATATGATGGTGGCACAAAACAAAAAGACTTTGAAGAACTAAGACAACTTCGGAGAGCTCGTGGAACACTCACTGAATAACGCTTTATGTTCAGAGTGCGATGCACACTGGATAGACGGACAACTATATTGGTCAAATGGAAAGGAGGGTTGTCCTCATGACCTTGCTGGTTTAGTTTGTAATCAGATGTTTAAATATAAAAGTGGAGTGGTCAAATGTATCAATCCATGTGTGGGTTCTGATAGTGGTCAAACATGGCGACATCAAACAGAACTAAATAACGATGAAGAATAATTAAAATTATGTTACAGAAAATTGTAAATGGAATTGCTATTGCAAGTGGTGTTGTATCTTTGGCCGTTGTGGGTACTGTCGGGTATGTATATATTCGCAAAGATGCAATCATCGAAAATGTCAAAGGTAAAGTAATGGAAGCTGTGATGCCTGATATTGGTGGTGGAATTATGAAATCTATTCCTAGTTTCACAGGCCCTGCTGCTCCAGTAAATCCACAAGCAGATGCACCAGCATCCCCAATGCCTGAAGGCGTTGGTCTTGGTATTCCTAATTTCTAGTGGAACCGATAGAAGAAATTGGTATTCCGAATGTAACCATTCCCCAAATTGTACAAAGGGATTGGTTAATTGGAGTGCCT